TAAATGTTGCTCCAGATAGGGCTGCTACGTTTGCTGCTAAAGCAACTGTTCCTGTGGCATCTGGGAAGGTTATTGTTCTATCGGCAGTTGGATCTGTAATGGTAAATGTTGTTTCATGATCATTTGCAGTAGCGCCTTCAAATACAATTGAGCCATCATTAAATACTGCTCCAGTAATTATTGGGCTAGTTAAAGTTTTATTTGTAAGAGTTTGTGTTCCAGAATCAGTTACAACGCCTGCTGGAATGTCTGTAGTAAGTGCAATAGTTCCAGTTGAACTTGGAAGAGTTAGAGTTGCAGCCCCGTTTGTAATACTTGAAATTACTGGACTTGTAATTGTCTTGTTTGTAAGTGTCTCTGTTTTTGATGCTGTTGACTTGTCATCTAACTGTGTTTGAATTGCTGAAGTAACGCCATTAAGGTATCCAATTTCAGTGTCTGAAACATCAGTTACTCTAAGTTGAACCGTTCCAGTAGCATCAGGAATAGTAATTGTTCGGTCAGCAGTTGGATCTGTTATTGAAAGAGTTGTTTCAAAATCGTTAGCGGTAGCACCTTCAAAAGTAATGCTTGAACCAAAAGCGGGATTAACAGTAGAGTTAATGTCAGAGAAGTAGTCTAGGCTTGTCCAGTTATTGACACCATCGCCAATTTTAAATTTATTTGTATCTGATTCCCAACCCATTTCGCCAGCATTTAATACTGGTCCTGCTCCACCATTTGTAGAGATCCACTGCGCTGCAGTTCCTCTACGCTGTTGCATTCTGGTTGCCATTTATTACTCCCTATACTTAGTTATATTATAACAGATAATTAATTAAAGTTATCTGTTGCTATTCCGCCGTCGTACGTTGCTTCAAATTCTGTAGTGTTATAAAGTCCAGCACTTACAAGAACTCCAGGTTCATAATAAAACCCAGCATCAATAAATCTACTTACAACCAACCCAGTTCCATCAATTGCTGTGTCATGAATATGATCAGGTAATATTTCAGAATCTTCAAGGGTAGCAATTGCAATCCATTGACTACTGTAATATACGTGAATACGTTCTGTTACTGAGTCAAACCACAAATCTCCATTGCTTGGAGAAACTGGTTGTGTATCACTAACTGGAAGTTGTGGGCTTCCTACTGCGGTGTCTACGTAAAGTTTTGTTGCTGCATGTGCATCTAAAGTAGGGGTGGCAACTGTGACTGTTGATCCAAAAGTTCCGCCATCGGCTACAATAATGCCGTGCTTTACTCTGAAGTCTTTATTTACAGTTGCCATTTTAAGCCCCTATCTTAATTATGCTTCAATATAAATTTTGTGTACTTTAACAGCAGTGTCTGCTGCTGTACCAGTAACCTGTAGAAGAACGTTTCCACCACTGTAAACAGCGTTGGTAGTTCCTAGTACTGCGTTACTAACTACATCTGCATACTCTGTTAAGTAAACGTTGTTTGATCCATCTACTGTAACTAGAACTTCAATTACTTCAATGTCTCCCGCTTTTTTCATCTGAACAATATATTTTGCAGATGAATAAGTGCTTGCTGACCATGAGTCAATTGTTGTTGCTGAATCTGATGCGGTAGCAAGAGCAGAACCAACAAGAGCATCTGGAAGAGCAATGCTTGTAGCAGTTGCTGCGCCTAATGCTGGGGTTGTCAGTGTTGGGCTTGTTAAGGTTTTGTTGGTAAGGGTTTGTGTTCCATCAAGTGTAACTACAGTTGAATCAATATCAATTGTGTTTCCAGTCTTGTCTAATCCTGTACCAGCAACGATTTGTCCTAGACCAGTAAACTGAGTAAAGGTAAGCGCTGTAGTTCCAACTGTAATTGCACCATCGTTAGTTAATACATAACCTTGATCAGCGTTTACAGTTCCTTGCTCTACGAATACCGCAAAATTTGAAGTAAGTTCTGCTGCTGTATCACAATCAGTTGAACGATCTGGAGCACCAGATACCTTAACTACATAGATACCGTTTTCTGAACCAGTCGCTTGGTTTTTAACAAGAACACGGTCACCTGTAGCAAGAGTTACTCCGTCAAGAGTATCTCCATTTTCTAAATCAGATGCAAGAGTTACTGCTGCAGTTGTTGCTGCACGTACTGATGCTTTCCAATCAATACCTTGTGCTGCTGAATCTACGTAAGCCTTTGTTGCTGCATCAGTTGCGTCCGTTGGAGTTCCAAGACCTGTGATCTTGTTTGTACCCATTGCAATTGCGCCAGTCATTGTTCCGCCTGCAAGTGCTAACTTAGCAGCAAGATCTGTTGTAAGGTTTGCAATCTTAGATTGAGCAATTGCTGCTGCAGAGTTAATGTCTGCATCTACGATTGTATCGTTAGCAATCTTTGTTGAGGTTACTGCACCGTCTGCAATTTTTGCTTCTGTTACTGCGCTATTTACAATCTTTGCTGTCTCTACGGAATCTGTAGCAAGTTTTGCAGCAGTTACGTTAGCATCTGTAATTTTTGCTGTTGTCACTGAATCTGAAGCAAGTTTACCGTTAGTTACGCCAGAATCTGCGATCTTTCCTGTTGTAACTGCGCTATCTGCTAATTTACCAGTAGTTACGTTTAAATCTGTAATCTTTCCTGTTGTAACTGCGCTATCTGCTAATTTACCAGTAGTTACGTTTAAATCTGTAATCTTTATAGTTGTAACAGAATCTGAAGCAAGCATTGTTGCTGTAACTGTACCAGTATCACCAGATGTAACTACAGTACCTGTTACGTTAGGAAGTGTAATTGTACGATCTGCTGTTGGGTCTACAATTGTAAGAATTGTCTCATAGTCATCTGCAGTTGCACCTTCAAATGAAATTTGTGTATCAAATACACCAACTGCTGGTGGTGCTACGTATTTTAATCCTGTTGCTTCGTTGCTATCTACCATTAAAATGTGTCCGTTAGTTGCACCAACGGGTAGTCTGGCAGCAGTGTTTGATCCTGTACCAACAATTAAGTCGCCTTTTGCGTCAAATATTTCTTTTGTAATTACGTCATGTGAGTTAACGGTCGCAGTTGATCCCTCAACTATCAGTCCCGATTTTACTCTAAAATCTTTTGTTACGGTTGCCATCTTTTATCTCCTTGGTTAGGCCTTTAATCCCATACGCAAATAGCGTAGAGTTATAGGTGTACTTCCCCCCACAGGAACTACAGTTAAAGAAACTGTATCTCCAGCCTTTGAAACAGAGATGGTGCCAATATTCCCATCATTTTCAATTGTTCCGTATTGACTAACAGATACATCTGATCCGTCATTCAATATCGTTAATTCTGTAACAGAGTACTTATTTGCACCGCCTGCTACATACTTGAGTGAGACCATATATTTCATTGATCTAAACTCACTTGATGCAAAATTATCAAACACGGTTGAGTTTTCAATTCCATTAATTGTTAACTCGTTATTGCCGTCTGATCCAAGATCGGTAGACCTAGCAGAAGTACTATCAATTAAATCTATATAGTTTTCTTGTGTTGGTCTATCGCCTGTTTGAAACAGAGCCTTTACGTTGGTGGTTGATATCTTTGCCATGTGGCTATTATATCATTATGTTAAAGTATATAGTTAGAAAAACCAATTATCTGAATACCGATTCCAGGAGGATTTGCTGGATCGTATCCTTCAATACCAACGTTTGTAATTGTAAGTCTAAAAGGTAAAACTGATGATGGCGTAATAACTTTTGCATAGTCTACTTTTTGAAAATTTGACGGTATTGGTTTTAAGTCAGAAACTGCGACGGTATTAGTCAATGTAGCAATAGCAAGAACTGTACCTAAAGCAACATTAGATGCTGTTGAGTTAAAGGGTTTTATATTAGAAAGAGTTTTTGTTGGTTTTATGTCTTGAATAGAAACGGGGTTTGATATATTGCTAATTCTTGTGATAGCCATTTATTAACTCTGATCTGTAACTTCGCCTATCATGATCATTTCACCTTGACATACCGTCCAAACACGATTAGCGTCAGTTAACTGAACGTCAAATACGTCACCAGTTTTTAATTGCTTAGATTGTTCTGGTGATATGGTTACTGTGAATTCTCCTGGATCATCAAAGACTGTTGCATATGGAGTTATACTAAATACTAAGTCGGTTCCGACATTGTCTGAATACCTTCTAAAATCTGCTTTTATATCCCAGCCAGTGATATCTCCGCTTTCATCATTTGTATAATCTAATTCATTTCCAAGATCATCTTCTACATAAATTCTAAAAGAAGCGCTATCTCCTACAACTACCGTCCAATTTACAAGTGGTGGGATATTGCCAAGATTATATGTTGCAGGAGCCGTTGGCTGAGGCGACATTGCAGATTCATCGGTATTTCTATATAAAGCGGCCATAGTTATATCATTATACCATCAACTAATATGATATTTAAAATATTTTTATATTTTATTACTCAAACTTGACTCTATTGCCAAATTCATGTTATAATTAATACATGCTACCTACTTGGTAGCATTTGTTCTCTAGGAGGTATTTTACAATGAGAGAAGCAAATGTTTGGCTAGGGGTATTATCGTTGGTTATTTGTGGTACTGTTTTTTCAGGGGCTGCAAATGCAACGAATGAAAACAACTTACTAATTAAAGAGTCCGTGAAGTCTGCCACCCAAAAGGTGGCCTTTTTGGTTTCTAAAGAGAAAAAATTAGAAAAGTATGAAAATGCTCATAATTTAACTGATGAGCAACTGGTGGATATGTTACGTCATGTAGGGTTTGAAGGAAAGACTTTGAGGTCTGCTTGTGCTATTGCAAAGGCAGAGTCTAATGGTCGTCCTCTTGCTTTTAACGGTAACGTAAAAACTGGAGATAGTTCTTATGGTGTATTTCAAATAAATATGCTTGGAGAATTAGGGTCAGATCGTAGAGAAAAGTTTGAGTTAGACTCAAATGCTGAGTTATTAAACCCAGTAGTCAACGCACAAATTGCTCTTCACATGACTAAGGGTGGAAAAGACTGGTCTGCATGGAGTTCCGTAAATGGAAAAAGGTATCAAGAATGGTACAACAAGTATCCTTGCAAATAATACTTTAAATAAAAATACCCCCATTGGATTTCTCCTTTGGGGGTTTATTTTTTTTATATTAAATTATTCAGCACGAGGAATTAACGGTGGTCCTGGATCTTCAATAGTTTCTGGTGTTGTTTCAACAAGTGGAGCAAATGATCCTTCAGAATATAGATATCCAATTTCAACAAATGCATCTATTGGTAACAAGACACAATAACAAGAAGTTAAAGACTCTGCATCCTCTAAAGATGAACAAACTATAATATTTGAAACTATAGAGTTGTCATCTAATACTGCATATTTTTTCATTTTTCTTCTCCTTAAATGTAAATGTGTACAATTCCTGATAATCCAGCAGTTCCTGAATTTCCGTTAGCATATCTGCTACCTCCACTTCCACCAGTAGATGATGTTGAGGCACCTGTACTTTGAGTGAGAATTGTTTTGGTTTTAGTAATTGCTCCGCTAGGTGATAACGATGTTAAAGTAGTTATGCCACTTGCTGTTGCGTTAGTGCCCGTAGCGCCAGTGGAGCCACTGTAACGATATCCAAATCCAGGATTTCCTCCAGCACCACCTTGAGCACCAGTTACAACCAGAGCGCCTCCATCAAATGTTGTGCTACCACCTGTTGCGCCAGTACTACCAGCCTGTGGACTATATCTACTACCAGTTGTTGCGCCACCACCACCTGCTCCTCCTGCACCTATTACAACTGCATGAGTTGCACCTGGAATAACTTCAACAAAAGATCCTGCTACGATACCTGTAGAACCTCCTCCTGTCCCATTACCATTTGGTCCCCCTCTTCCTCCGCCGCCACCGCCACCTGTAGAACTATGAATGCTAACAAAAGCAACGGTACAACCAGCAGGTGCTATAAAGTTTCCACTAGCAGTAAAAGTTTGAACATGTCTTAACAATGATCCTGGATTAACATTAATTGCCATTATGAGTTCTCCGATCCGAATAGATTAAATGAGCATTTTCCATTTGAGTCATATATCGTTATAACATCTGTTGATGCTAAAGTAATTCCAATTGTAAAAACTTGACTTTGAAAAGGATTAACTCCATTTCCATAGAGTATGTAATGTTTGTTTTCAAGTGTTTCTCCAGCAGGTCTGATTGCAACCCGAACATCAGTTACATCTGCAGTTATATTATTTACAACTAAAGAAGACACTACTGCGTAATTGCCAGAACCAGTTGGAACGGTATATAACGTTGTTGCCGTGCCTGCTGCAGGTTTTGATTGACCTAGAACTTTATAACTTACGGCCATCTATGCTCCCATCATGAGTATTACTTGGGTCATAGCATCTGGTGCTTGTTCCCATGAAGATATTGTACCATTACTTTTTAAGACCTTATCTGTTTGTCCAACTGGAGATGGAAGAACTGTTGTCCAACTACCGCCAATATAAACCTGTATTTCATTTATTGTTGTTCCCCCAGAATTTTGTCTAATTAAACATGTTGTGCCAGCAGTAGGGGATGGAATTGCTGCATCTCTGGCTGCTGGATTAAGAAAGTTATTAGTTCCTTTTTTTGCAACAGATGCTTCTGCAGTTGTAAAATTAGAAAGGTGTGTGTGTAGTCCAGTCCATTCAAATGTTCCAGAGATATCAGTCTTTCCAGAAACCTGATACCAAGTGTCATCTGCTGCGTTATATACGTAGGCTGCTTTGCCGTCTGAATCAAATACTGTAGGCATTAGACCACCTGATCAAAACTGCTAGTGTCGGCATTGTAAACATACATTTCAATTGGAGTTGATCCTTTTTTAATCCATATAAGTCCATTTGCTAAATTTGTTGATGGAGCAGTTGTTGTATAAACTGATGTTGCAGCAAAGTATCCAACTCCAGCAGAAGAATCTTTGTCTAACCATATGTATCCATTTGGAATTGTATTAGAAAATGCTGTAAATGCTGCTGCGGTTGGTGCTGTTGTTGTTGCTCTTGATATATCTCTTGCTGCAACTTCTAGAGCAGCCTTTGTATCAATTTGATCTTGTAAATTGTTAATTGTATAAGCAATAGATGGATTTAAAAGGTTTTCTGGATCATCCTCTGCGGTATCAAAATCATAAGAGCCATAGTGATATGC